CCTTGAAAACCATGATCCCAATATGAGACCCACGGCATTTCTTCACCTTCAGGTGTTGGTAAGAACCTCACGACAGCATATCCGTTACCTGATTTATCTAATTCAGGTTTCCAAAATCTGTCATCGGTATAGGATTTTGTTTCACCTTGAGTCGGTGATGCAGTTTCCATAGCTGCACGAAGTTTATCTAATGATGTTGACATTGTATTCTCCTTGTATTACATTGTATTGCATCTTATTATAAAGACCCATGGAGAAACCCTTCTCCAAGAATCCACTCTTCACTATTTTCATAGTAATATAATTCATTATACTCAACTAAGTTGTTTTCGTCTAGTGGGTTTTTGAAAAAAACTTCCACATCTTCAAACTCCTTTAAGAGTGCAATGAACTGAGATTGTTGAGCATCAATAACTCTACAATCTTCATTATATTTATACAGATAATTATTACTACCTGCATAAATGTTATCATAATTTCCATTGTCTAATGCATCGAACCCCAACAATGTGATTGACTTTCTACCAGTTATCATTGCATATCCTAATGCACACATTCCAGTAAATAAGTTTCTTAATCGTGGGTCATCATATGTGATAAAATTATCCACATAATCAGAATGGAAACTACAAAAATCTACTTCAACTTGATTACCCTGCACTACAAAGTGAGTGTCATCTTCTTGAATGTATAAGTTCTGTTCTTGTCCTGAATGTTCAAAACCTGCTCTTATCATATCCAACATTGAAATGTCTAATGGATTCCATTCTCCACACACTCCAACTTTACCTTCTTTATAATACTGACTGTCTATGATTTCAGATTGCACTGGAACATCACCAGCCCATAATATATCAGGTTTATATCCATCACGATAGACTGCATTACATCCCCACCATTCTCCTATAGTGTTTAAGTCGATGTCTTTTCTACTAGGGCCGTTCCCTACTATTGTGAGCATAGTTCTATGAGTCGTTTCTTATATTTTGTTCTATCGTAATTTAAAAATGTTTTGTATTTGTTAATCTTGTTATGTATCTCAGGATACACTATGTGTTCACTTATTTGTTTGTTCCATGTATCTGTAAAACCAATTATCTCATCCATAATGGTAATGGTCTCAAGTGAAATACCTTTGGACATATATCTTTTCAAAAGAATAGGATGTTGTCCGTTCTTTACTTCTAATACTTTATTGATGTCTTGTTTACGAAGTAAGTCTGACACTTCAGTGTCAAAAATGTATGACAAACTTTGGTTTCTTTTCTTCCAATCTTTATAAATTCTAATTGCATCTTCGTCCAATAAGTCTCCTGCCCATTGGTCTTTTATAGATAGGTTTGCAATGTAGAAATCTTTTAGTTTGTCTTTATGGTTTTTAAATAATTTACCGAAATGGTATTTGTCTTTTCGTTTTAGAAAAGAATTGATGTCAGCTTTGACTTTACCATTGTATTTGACAAAGTCATAATCCTCAGAATAAAAGTGTAATTTTATTCCGAGGTATAACTGATATGCATCATATCCCTCTCGTGAGGTCATTAAGTTACTATCTTTGGTTTTGCTGTTACAATACCTGACACTGCACTTCTGTGTCCAGCAGCAACTTCATCGTTTGTCTTTGCAACAAACACATATTGGTTGAAGGTTATGTCTGTAGGGTCAATGACACCTGTCACTGCAACACCCTTTGCAAAACCCATCTTACCATCACCTGTCTGAATAATCATACGAGGATTCTTAAGTGCCAATGGTTCTAATGACACTAACTCTCCTACATATTCACCTGACACGGCTACTACTGAAACTATATCACCTTCTTTCATATTATACTCCTTATGTTGATTGATAAAAACTAGTTAAGTTTCCTTTTGATTTTTTTCCTCGGTTAACAAGATTTAATCCTGTTGCCTCTGCTTCTAACTTATCTTTTAGTGGTGTTGATAATAATCTTTTTGCACCTTCAGGTTCTATGTTTGATTCTTCACATACCTTTAACACTGCACTGATTACATCACACTTATCACCTGCAATGAGTTTTTCGACTTTCTCAGTAAACTCTTTTTTACTAATCATCGATTACCTCATACTCGTATTCGGTGCAACCTTTTCTATCAGACCACCAATCAATATCTTCTTCATCGATACACTCTGCTTCCATCACTTGGTCATGACATATATCGTCTTTCTCATCATCACCAGTTGTTCCTTCTGCAATGTATTGTCTGAGTTCTTCTTCTGAAATTACTTCATCACCATCCCAGTTGGTTGTTGAAGCTACCATAGTTTTTTTAACAAATACTTGGTGGGATTCATTTCTTATAAATTTTACTTCTGACATTATGCATCCCCCTTTAACTGTGCAAGTTGTTCTGCTTGGTAATTAGAGATAACATCCCACACTTGTTCATAGTATGCATCTTGAATTGCATCGTGGTCAATGAGTTCGTAAAATTCTTCTGCATTTGCAATCACCTCTTCTTTAGTGACACCTTCATTTTCTGCAACCACTTCTAGTGCATTGGTAAAATCTTCATTATACTCTTCTGTCCATAGTTCAAAGATTTCATCTGAATCTAATTCAACACCATCGATGCAAGTATCCTTTCCACCATTGCCATCATCTACTGGTTCAAAAAAGTAGACACCTGCAAAGTTAGGTGATTCATCTGTATAGTGAATTGTTGCAGTTGCTTCAGGTGACACTTTTAATAATGCACTATGCAATGCTTCCACATAGTCCGTAGGTGGACTCCATGCACTTTCACCATACACTGAAAAGGTATTACCCCCACTTACTAGATACCCATCGGTATCATCAATCGTTGCCCACTTGGGGCCACATTCACTTAGGTTCTGACCTTCAAACTCTGTTTGATGTAGGTCATCCTTACCCTCAAAGATACCTTCGAGAAATTGTTTTCCTTCGTCATTGACATTCTCAAAGTCAAAACTATAGGTCACATGATTTGCCATAATTATACTCCATAGAGATTTGTATATCTCGTTCTTAATTCCAACAGTTCATCAACATAGTCTATTGGATTTGCAACAAACAATTGATACTGTCCACTTTCTAAAGCAACCAATGCACATATTTCATCGATTGGTTGTCCTGTTAGTTCTTCTACCATTATAGCATATGCAGTCATTTGTAGATAGTAGGTATCTGCATATTTTTCTTGTTTATATTTACTACTGGTTTTAAAATCTATAATACTCATTGCACCTTCAAACATTCCGATACAGTCTACACGACCAGCCATTCTAAGATGGTCAGAATAGAGTGGTGCTTCTATTGCAAGTGGGACGATTTCATCCAACACTGGTTGGATACCTCTGAACATTCCCTCTTCAATTAGATTATCAAATTCTATAAATGGAACTTCTTTTCTTAGATATGCTTCAACCTTTGCATGAAAGTTTGTTCCTCTATTGGTTGCATATTTGGTGATTCTATTTGCTTCTTCTTCACCTACTCGTTCTCTCCATAACTTAATTTGTTCTCTACTCTTAAGTCCAACAACAGTTGTGACACTTGGATACTTTCTTCCTTCTTGGTCACAATAAAATCTTTGACCTTTATCTGATACTGTTTCTAGTGCAAGATTTTCTAAGTCAGTTATGTCTAAAGTGTGAGTGATGTATTTTGAAGTCATGATTTTTCCGATTGTAACTTTGCGTGTTTTTGAATAGTCTTAATTGACTTCTCTCTTTTGATATCTTTAGTTCCATGTTCTGCATGAACTCTAGAGCCAGGATGTGCATCACCTACTTTAGATAACACTTCTTTAAATCCATCATCAACTTTAAAGTTAGTTGCAACACCACTGACAATATTTGGTGCAGTTACTTGTTGTTTTAGATGTGGATTATCTGTTTTGAATTCATCTAACTTGGTGTAAGACATGAAGTGTTCTTCAATCTCACCTGTTTCATTATTTAAAAAATCGTATCTAGGCATATTTCATAAAACTAGGAACTGGTCTCTTAGTCCATTTTGCAAAGTCTTTCTTGTAAAGACGATAGTATTTATGGTATGCTTCGATAACATTTTTTTCTTTACAATCGTCAGGCATTGCAGGTGGTGGTGCAGTAAATCTTTCTTTAGGAATGTTTTTAGGAACATCAGATAACACTACTGCAAGTTTCCTATATGTTTCATGAACCTTACCATATCGATAAGTGTATTCGAATGACAGTTGTCTCCATAAGTCTAAAAGATATTGATAATTACCAATCGAACTTCTAGTCCATATTGCACTAGGATGATTAATGTGGGATGCTTTGTAGAGAGTGTTCTCCATCAACTCATCTTCCATTCTCCATCGTTTGATTCTTCTATTGTTTGCAGTTCTACCTTCGTATTGTTCACCATCTAATACACGATGTGCAGTAGAGAGTAGTTGTGCATACTCTATAATCATTTTAACAACATGTTTGTCACAATGTAGAGTTGCACATCTACCTGCTTGTTTGTCTAAGTAAAATACATTCATTGTTATCCTGCTTCTGATAAATTGAAAAGATTGTCTAAGTTACTAGAAATAGAATCATCTATTGGTGTATCTATACGGAAAAAACATTCACCTCTTTCTTTAGCTTGTTTATATGTAAGTTTATCCACGATAACCTCACCATTTGAATCTTTTTCTTTTCGAGGAAAGTAATAATGTTTTCTACTTTCATCAGTTAAGTTTGCAAAGAAACCTAAGGGTATTAACTTTTGCAATTCTTTATTATATGCATCGGTTAGTTTATCTTTGTCTGCACCTGCTCTTAAACCTTTTTTATACCATTTTTTGATGGTATTTAAACTATTAGAAAATGAATCTACT